GTGCTGGCGGTGGTGATCATATCTTCGGCGGCTGTGTCCTTGGCGGTGAGCCACGGCAGGTATAAAAAACCTGCCGTGGCTAGTCCGTCTGCTAACAAGCCGTTGAAAGCAGCCCATGTCAAACAAGAACACGTATTCCCTCACAGGGAACCAGCCTCTCCATCAAATGACGTTGGAGAGACGCAATGCGTGCAAAAGCCTAATGTTGCTGATGCGGTAATCGTATATGAAGCGCAAAGCCGTTATCCGGACATAGACGATGCGGAGCGGGAGACATTGGCAAGGCTGGTATGGCTTGAAGCTCGTGGAGAGGGCGAAAGGGGTCAGCAAGCTGTGGCTGAGGTGGTAATGAACAGGGTATCAGACCCGCGTTTCCCTGACACGGTTAATGGGGTGGTATTCCAAACGGATCCTTGTTTGCAATTCGCTCCTTCCGGAATGATACCGCACACTACGCCTCAGCAGGCTCAGTATGATGCTGTCGATGAAGCCTTGTATGGTGAGCCGGTGCTGGAGACCGACTATGTTTATTTCAATACATTGCCAGTTACCACCGTTGGGGTTATCAGAATAGGCAACCATTATTTCTCCAAGTAGGCTATACATATACTATACATTATATGGAATGGAAAGGGGTATGGGCATTGTTTTTACTAAACGAAAACATGGTGAAAGCACGAAAGGAACACAGTTGCAGGGGTTGCGGCAAAGTGTACCCAAAAGGGTCGCAGATGCTAAACGCCATGTATATGGACAGGTATGGCAAGTATGTATCTGTATACTGGTGTGCGACTTGCTTAGAGTATATGAGCCGCCATGGGCTGACCATAGCAGGCGAATGGGAGCTTGGTGAGCTGCTGAGTTTCGATCGAGCGGGATGGCAAGACGTGAACCTTGAAATCATAGACAGGAAGCAATAAGCACGGCTTGTATAAGCTTGTAATTATTGCGCTGTGCGCATGAAAAAAACTGTGCTGGAAAGCACATTATGGGCTTGTAATGGGTATTAACTTATGGACGCTCCAAACGATGAAATGGGTGCGCAAATCAATGACGTTGTGTGAAAGCGAGTGGTAATAGTTGCTCTACTCTGGCGAAAAGTATGAGTTTCTTTTCAACAGCGAGATAGATGTCCAAGATGACGCGGGTTTTGGGGAAGCAAGGGAGCTTCTCCGTCATTCCGGCGTCGCCTTGTACAGGACAAAGACTATAACCAGCGGTCTTGTTAGGGAAGTGGAGATATACCCTGTCTATGACTCGCCAAGCGCAGCTAGAGCGGCGAAAGCGAATCAGTCTAGACAGGCGCAGCAGAATCAGAACGAAAAGAACGCAAAGAAGGCTCTCATCAGAAAAATCAATGCAAATTTCAACGAAAATGATTTGCACGTTACTTTGACCTACAAGGACAAGCGGCTTCCCAATGAAGCCGAAGCCTTGAAAGACATTCGCAACTTTATCAGGCGGGTCAGGTCGCTTAGAAAGCGGGAAAAGCTTCCTGAGCTGAAATATGTCTACGTGATAGAGTATTCCGATGGCGACAGGAGAAGGGTACGCGTCCACCACCATGTCATCATGTCAGGAGGTCTTGACAGGAAGGCGATAAAGGCTCTCTGGCCTCATGGAATCGCAAACATCGATGAGCTGGAACCCGAGGATGGCAGCTTGGAAGGACTAGCCAGGTACATCACAAAGCCACCAGGTGGGATAAAGCGAAGCAAGCGTTGGCAGGCATCGAGAAACTTGAAAAAGCCCAAAGTGACTATATCGGACACGAAGGTGAGCAAAAGACAGGTGGAGCGGATGGCGTTGGACATGGAAGAGGCTGCTCCCACGATATTTGGCAATTTGTTCGCTGATTATGATTTCGTATCGTGCGATGTAAAGCGTAGCGACTTTGTCGCCGGAGCTTACGTTTACGCTAAGATGCATAAGCCGCCGCTTGAGAAAAAGCCTCGGCGGGCGGTAGCGAAAAAAAGGGAAAGAGGTGAGTGATGAAGACGGTATACCTAGCAGGAAAGATAACCGGCGATGAGGGTTACAGGGAAAAGTTTGCAGCGGCGGCGAGGGAGCTGGAGCTTGCGGGCTTTGTCGTGTGCAACCCTGCTATGCTTCCCTATCCGGGGTTCGAGTATGATCAGTACCTGAGAATGTCGGCTGCTATGCTCGAAGAGTGCGAGGCTGTTTGCTTTTTGCCGGACTGGGTTCAGAGCAATGGAGCCAGACTGGAGTATGCTATGGCTATAGATGCTGGCAAGGAAATATTTTATTATCGAGAATGGATTGTGGGTAGAAGCTGAAGAGCGGCGCATATCGAAAGGAGCGTTATATGGCTATTGGAGAAACGAAAAACGAAGAAATCAAACGTTGGCTTAACAGGGGTAGAGCTGCTATGCGTGAGGTGGAAGCCCTGAAGACTGCTAAGCTAGCTGCCGAGGTCAGGGCAGCCAGCGGGAGCGCGACTGGAAAACTAACGTCAAAGCGTTCTGCGAAAGGCAGGGGTGACGGTGCTCTTGTCCAGGTGTTGGAGTATGGCAGGGAGCTTGACGCTAGGATCGCAGAGCTGGATTCAATCCTAGTGGAAATCGCCAGGGCTATATACGCTGTGGAAGATGGCACCTTGCGGCTTTTGCTCATAAACCGCTATATTTTGTTCAAGAAATGGGAGCAGGTAGCCATTGACATGGGCTATAGCTATACCAACGTCACCTTCAGGCTGCATCCCAAAGCGCTTGAAGCGGTGGAGGAACTTAGATTGGCAGGAAAAATAAGAATCTTAGGGTCATTTGAATAATAATTTTGCAAAAATGAAAAGTGTGTATGTTTGTGTATGTTTGTGTGTGATATAATGGCAGCGTGAATTAGTGGCAGCTACCCGATTAAGGGCGGCTGCTTTGCCATTTTCGTGAAAGGCGGCGCACATGAGGAAGAGCTGCAAATATTGCGGTCGCATCCACGAGGGAGGGGTTCCCTGTGTCAAGAAGCCGCCGCCCAAGTCCCGAAAAAAAGCGGGCAGCAGGGAGTCTAGGTTTCGCAACACCTACGCTTGGCAACGGGTGAGGAAGGTAGCCTTGGAGCGGGATTTGCACTTGTGCAAGCTATGCGCTTCAGAGGGGAGGATCTCATATGGCAAGTTGGAGGTTCACCACATAGAGCCGCTTTCGGAGCGGTTTGATTTGAGGCTTGACTTGGACAACCTGGTATCTCTTTGCGGAGGCTGCCATGAAAAAGCTGATGGTGGAAGGGTTGCCCGCAAGCATCTGAGGAAGATTGCGGCTTCAAAAGTACCCCCCCTACTCTTTCGGAAGGGGAAAGTCTGAGTGTGCCTACACCAACCAGCCCTCCTCCACTCATAAAAAATTCCGAAAATGGCTTAGCGCGTGTGTGTGTGCGTGTGCGTATGCGCCCGCGCGCGCGTTATAGGAATATGCTGATAAGCGAATAAAGCGAAAGGGGGAGCTGTTATGGGTAGACCGGCAAAAGCAACCGCTATCCAAAGTGCGAATCTGACAAAATTGGAAAAGGACACAAGAAAAGCGGCAGAGGATGAGTTGCGAGGTCAAGATGACAGGATAGTGCCTCCGGATTGGCTCAACGAAGGGCAGAAAACCGTATTCGAGTTCGTTGTTGCGGAAATGGAAGCCAGCAGGGTCTTGGGGAATCTGGATGTTTTCGTGTTGACTCAATTCGCGGTCGTTACGGAGCGGATATTCGATCTGGAGCAGATGATAAACGAAGATGCAAGGTCGAACCTCCAGAGCAAGGAGCTTATATTCGCCCGCAACTCCTACATCAAGGACTTTTGGCGAGGTGCCAATGAGCTTTCCCTTTCCCCCCAGGCAAGGGCAAAGATAGGAATATTGAATCTTGCCAAGAAGGAAGAGGATAAGGACCCCTTGAAAAAGATACTTGCTGGAAGGGTTTAGCGGTATGGCGATGGACAAACAGCACCCTGCATACAAATACGCTGCCGATGCGGCTGCAAGGCGTGTACCGGCACCAAGGTACGTGAAGATCCAAGCGCGCGTATTTAGGGACATTGCCAATGGCAAGAATAAAAAATACATGGTAGACCCCGACAGGTGCGAGCTTGTGGGTGAGATACTGAAACTGATAAATATGCCAAAAGGACTCAGCCTAGGACAGCCCCTTTACGATTGTCTGAGCGGATTCCAATGGCTTTTTATAATAGCCGTCCTTTGCGTTGTCCACAGGGACAATCGAGAGAAGCGACGGTATACGACTGCAGTACTTGAAATAGCTAGAAAAAACGGTAAGACGATGCTCGTAGCGGTGCTATTTTTAATACTGATGTTATTGGAGCCTGAGTTTTCGCGGTTTTATTCAGTTGCACCCGATGGTCAATTATCAAGGGAGATACAGACCTCGTTAAGAGAGTTTATTGCAAAAAGCCCGGCGCTTACCGACAAGTTCAAGCTCAGGCGGGACGACATTTTGTGCCACCTGACATCAAGCCAGTTTTTTCCGCTGAACTACTCCAATAGCAGGCTTGACGGAAAGTTGCCCAATGTATTTGTCGCTGACGAGGTTGGCGCATTGCCAAACAACTATGCGGTGGAAGCTATGCGCGGCGGTCAGGTGACGATACTCAACAAGCTGGGCTGTATAATATCCACCAAGTATCCCCGCATCGATAACCCTTTTGAGGACGAGGTGGATATGGCGAAAAAAGTGCTGGATGGCACTGTGGAAGATGAAACGCTGTTTGCGCTTTTGTTCGAGCCAGACGATACTAAAAAGTGGATGACCAGCGATAGGATACTCCATCATGCAAACCCTCTGGCACTGGACGTGCCGGAGGTTATGGAGGATCTTCTGAAAAAACGCAGGGATGCAATATTTCAGCCCAATAAGCGGGAATATTTCATAACCAAGCACTGCAACATCATCTACCAGGGCATGGGTACAGAAACTTACATATCTCCCAGCGATGTGATGAAATGCAGAGCTGAAAAGCCCATCGATTGGACTGGTAGGCGGGTATGGATTGCCGCCGACTTGTCGATGACCACTGACAATTGTGCCGTGGCGATGGTTGCGGAAGAAAATGGAGCGGTATTCGCTCGCGTCCTTGGTTTTATACCCGAGGGCAGGATAGAGGAAAAAAGCGAGGAAGAGCGGGTAGGCTATCGGGAGTTTTGCGAGATGCTCTATTGCATATCTTGCGGTGATAGCACCGTTGACTATGGGGTCATCGAAGACTATGTGCTGGGGATAGAAGACGAATATGGCGTTGAGGTTGTATCCATAGGAGTGGACAGATACAATGCGATGTCATCTGCTCAGAAATGGGAGCGGGAAGGTTATGACACCGTTATAATTCGGCAACATTCGGACACGCTTCACCCCCCCACGAAGCTCCTGAGGGAGCTTATACTGGAGGGGCGGTTTACATATGACGAAAACCAATTGTTGGAGATAAATTTTCAAAACGCAAAATGCACATACGATACGAACATGAACCAGTACGTTTCCAAGAAGCGGTCGCGGGGAAAGGTAGACATGGTTGTCGCCCTTATAAACGCCGTGTACCTGCTTCAGCAAGATGTGATGTTTGGGGAAGCGGATGACTGGGCCGTGCAGACATAGGAAAAAGGATAGATAGTATGGGGATTAAGCAGAGGATAGCTGACTGGGTACTTGAAAACAGAACAACGGACTTTGACACGATGAACCCGCTTCTGGCGGTGTTTTTGCGTCAGGATACGATTACCAGGGCTCAAGCGATGGACATTCCCACCTTTGCCGGCTGCGTCAGGTTCATAGCGGAAACCGTTGCAGGTTTACCGATTAAGCTGTATCGCCGTACTGAAGCTGGCGTTCAGGAGTTGGAGCATGACCCAAGAGTATTGCTGCTTAATGGCGACACCGGAGATCTTTTGAGCGGATGGCAGCTGAAAAAGGCGATCGCCGAGGATTTGGTTGTGGAAGGCGGCGGCTATGCCTATATTAACCGATGGCGAAACGAGGCTATAAGCCTGCACTATGTTCCCAGGCACTATATCAGCTTTTTGCCAGGCGTTGACCCCATATACAAGAGCTGCGGCATCGTGGTGAACGGCTCACGGTACAGCGAGCATATGTTTATAAAAGCCACGAGAAAGACCGTGGACGGCGTGAGGGGGACCGGTGCGCTCCAAGAACACCAGCTTGTCCTTGCCGTTGCATATAACATCCTGAAATACGAAAACAACCTTGTGAAGACAGGGGGAAACCGCAGGGGTGTACTTAAAGCAGAAAAGAAGCTGGAGCAGAAAGCCCTTGACGAGCTTCGTGACAAATGGAAGGACTACAACGAAGCCGACAAAGCCAGTTTATTGGTACTAAATGCGGGCATTTCCTTCCAGGAGACTTCTGCAACATCAGTAGAGCAGCAGCTAAACGAGCGGAAAAAGACGCTCTCTAACGAGATATGCAGGCTATTCGGCGTTTCAGAGAATGTCCTTTCAGGCAGCGCAACGGACGAGGAGTATTCAGCAGCGATAAAGATAGCCGTTGCCCCTGTCCTTGCCAGCATCGAGTCAGCGCTCAACCGGGATTTGCTGTTGGAGTCGGAAAAGGGAGATCTTTATTTCATGTTCGACAACATGGAGTTCCTGCGCTATTCCATAGAGAAGCGTTTCGAGACCTACGCAGCGGCGATAGCTTCCAATGTACTCCAGATAGACGAGGCGAGGAAGCTGGAGAATATGCCACCCCTTGGGCTCACCTTCGTGAAGCTGGGCTTGCAAGATGTCTTGTATGACCCAGAAGCGGGGACGTTCTTTATACCCAACATGAACGCCCTGGGCGATTTCGAGGGAACGGTAACTATGCCGGAGGAGCGGATAGTTGGCGACATCGACTATATCCAAGACCCAGTGACAGGCAAGATGATGGGTAGCAGACCGCGCATGTGGAAGCCCGTGAACTATTCCAACGGCGGTGGATCGGAGAGTAATGATGAAAGCAGTGGTACTTCGCAGGAAGAAAAGCAAAAGAAAATCGACAGTATAAGTATCGATTTTGAATCAGATAATATACTGCCGGGTTTGAATAAAGAAGATTTAAATGAGCTTGGAAAAGAAGATAAGCCTGTTTTACTAAAAAAAAGCATTATTGAAAGGAATCTGTTACGGCATCCTGATGTTGACGCATCAGATTATGCAAGACTTATTGGTCAAGCATTATATAACAGCGATGAACGGTTTGGAGGAAGAGAGCATCATAATCCTGATTATATGAATTTCGTTAAATATGGCGAAAGACGTGCTGCTCTAACATTAATCGAGTTAGCAGATAGAAAAGAATATTATGAGATTGTTCATATATTTGAACCAAGCAACACAAGTGTTGGTAAGATGAAACCATAAAAAAAGCTAATGTGGAGGGACTGACATTCCCCTCATCGCAGTTGGTAAAACCAAAGCGGCAGTCGTGTCAGATTTTCTGCAGTTCACATTAGCTTTATTAGTTGATTACATATTACCATAACAAGAGCGGGAATGCAACAACAAATAAATAGACCGACATTGAATGTTGGTCTTTTTTCATTGGGGAAAACAGGAAAGAGGTGAATACGGATGAAAATCGAAATCAGGTCAGACCATGTGCTGCTTGACGGGTACGTGAACGCCGTGGGGCGCGACAGCAAGACGATAGCAGATCGCAGGGGAGGCTTCGTTGAGCAGGTGATGCCTGGTACTTTTGCCAGGGCATTGGGAAGGGGAAACACAGTCGAGCTGAAACTGAACCATGAGCGGGTTCTCGGCAGCACCTCAGATGGGGTACTGGAGCTTGTGGAGGACGCTATTGGACTCAGGGCAAAGGCAAAGATAACAGACCCTGAAGTCATAAAAAAAGCGAGAAACCAGCAACTCCTCGGCTGGTCGTTTGGTTTTAGAGATCCGAAAGACGAATGGGAAGAGCGGGTAGACACGATTCCAAGGCGGTACCTCAAAGACATCACCCTAACCGAGGTGACCATAGTGGACGACACGAGGCGACCCGCATATATCGCCACTTCCATTGAGGTGCGGGACTTTTCGGAGCAGGATACGGAATATGTCTTTCATGATGAAGAGCGGGAAGACGCACAAGTGCAGGAAGATAACCATGTAGACCCCCAGGGGGGTACAGAATCGAAAGCAGCTATTATAACGCAAATTGCTGGCTATAAAGCCCGCAGAAACAATATATTATACCGGAGGGGATAACATTGAAGAAAAAGCAATTAATTGAGAAACGCAATGGGCTGATCGACAAAATGGACGCGCTGATCGCCGCTTGCGAAACCGAGGAAGAGGTCAGAGCTTTCACAGATGAAGAGCAGACCGAGTTTAACACGCTGGAAGCGGAAATCAAAGCCATCAGCGGGCAGATTTCAGCCATCGAAACAAGGGAGCTTTTGGAGCAGACCTTTGAAGATCCCGCAGCGGGCGACGCTGCCAACGAGGAAGAGCGAAGGGCGCTTGACGAAAGCAACTTCCTTTCCTACATCAGGGGGGAAACCCGCGCCCTGGACATCGCGCAAAACGGCGGGATAATCCCAGCGCACATCGCCAACCAGATAATCGAGGTGGTGAAGGAGCTTTCTCCCATTTATGCATTGGCAACGGTCTACAACGTGGGTGGTGACCTCATATTCCCCATCTACGATGAAGGCACATCGTCCATCGGCGCGGCTTTCGTAGAT